TTATTTCTACAAGGATTTTTTGACACCAGATGAAATTAAGTCTATGCTTGATAACAAGGACATCTGGTTAGATGCTGATGAAGTCGCCAAGCGGTTAGAAAAGCGCATTGCGGCGCAAGAACCAACACAAGAAACCGAAACTCCTAAACCAAAACGTGCAAGAAAAAAATCAGTAAACGAATAAATAGGCTTGACTTTTTCTAAAAAGACAGGTATACTGAGTGCATGATTGGTTTTAAAGATTATATATTCGAACGTAAAGAGGGTTCTGGTCTAACCATTTGGGATATAGACGAGACCCTCTTCAACACAAAGGCACTCATCTATGTGATGAAAGGCGGAGAAATCCTCCGTAAGTTGTCTAACCAAGAATTTAACACCTACAAGTTGGGTGCTGGTGAGTCGTTCGACTTCCGAGAGTTCCGCGATGCTAAGCATTTCCGCGACACTTCTGAACCTATCGTAAAAGCAATTAACAAACTAATCGCGATTCATAAGAACGTAAAGGCAAAGGGTAGCAAGATGATTGTTATCACTGCTCGTGCTGACTTCGACGATCGTGACATGTTCCTAGATACCTTCCGTAAGCAGGGTATCGACATTGATGACATCCATGTGCATCGCGCTGGTAATCTAAACGCACCCAATTCTGCTGCTGGAAAAAAGATTTTCATTAAACAGTATCTCGACACAGGCAAGTATGCTCGTGTTCGTTTGTTTGATGATGCGATCTCGAATCTTGACATGTTGCTCGATTTGAAAGATGAATATCCAGATGTAGATTTTGAAGCGTATCTTGCTCACCATGATGGAACCATGACGAGATATCGTAAATAAGGGCTTGACTTTTGTCATGTTCTAGGGTAGAATGGAATAATAGAAGGAGAAAGTTTATGATTAAGTCCGTTGTTTCAAGTTTGATTGCTCTCGCTGTAGTTGCGACCCCTGTTGCTGCCGAAGCACAGAATCGTGGTGGAAATGGTTGGGAACAGCGTAGGGATGATCGCCAGCATAGACGTTCGCGTATCAGCACTGGCGAGGCAATCGCCATCGGCGTAGGTGCATTTATCCTTGGTGCTGCGGCGAACAGCAATCGTCGTAACGATCGCGCAAACGACCGTGAAGTCTTTGATCGCGAGTATGATTATCACTATCGTCGTCCTGTCTGCCGTGAAATTTTTACCAGTGGTATCGATAGATATGGCGACTACTACGAAAAGCGTATCACCCGCTGTAATTAATTTATCCTGAAAGTAATTTTAGGGCTTGACTTTTGCCTCGTTTCGAGGTAGAATGAAATATATTAATTGATGAGGTTCCGTGATGTCTATTTCCCATAAGTCTACCCTTGCTAAATTGCTCGCCACTGAGAACCTTCGGATTGAACATCAGAAGGTTCTGACCGCGATGTTCGATCTGAAGAACCGCACCCTTATCCTCCCCATCTGGAAAGACATGTCGTCCGACCTTTATGACCTACTTATTGGTCATGAGGTTGGTCACGCATTGTTCACACCTGCTCAGGGTTGGCATGGCGAGATTGATGCTCGCGGTATGGGTATCAAGTCCTATCTGAATGTTCTTGAAGATGCTCGTATCGAGCGCAAGATTAAGGACAAGTTTCCTGGTATCCGTCGTAACTTCTTCGCTGGTTATCAGGAACTGTTCGACAATAACTTCTTCGGCGTTAAGGGATATGACCTCAGCAAGTTGCGTCTCATTGACCGTATCAATCTTCATTATAAGGTTGGTTCTTTCCTCAATGCTCCGTTCAGCGCTGATGAGAATCAGTATCTTGCTCGCGTTGATGCGTTGGAAACATGGGATGATGTTGCTGCGCTCGCAGTAGAACTCTATGAACTTGCTAAATCTGAACCTGAGCATGACTTTGATTCGTCAAACTTCATGGGTGACATGGGTGCGTTTGATGAGGAAGGTGACACAGCAGAGACTGGTGATCAGTGGGGTTCCGACATGGATGACGAGTCAACTGAAGAAGAATCTGCCCCTACTGCTGGTAAACCTGCAGGCAGTGAAGATTCTGACGCTGATACCGATGGTGATAAATCTGATACTCCTGCCGATGGCGCTGAGTCTGATGAAGATGGTGATGATGAAGGTGATTCCGATGAAGACGGTGGTGTTGCTCCCGACAATGGCGTAAAAATTCCTGGTTCGAATGACACACCAATCCTCAACGAAGACCCTGTCTCTATCACTGACCAGAACTTCCGCGACATGGAAGATACGTTCATTGACTCAAAGTCTCGTGAGTATGCATATGGTATTCTCCGTAAGGTTGATACCAAGAACTATGTCATCCCCATGGATTGGGTTCTAGAAAACATGCGTCCAACTGTGTATTCCGACAGGTGGTATACGCAAACTGTAGATTATGATACGACTGCACAAGAAGTTTTTTCTGAGTTCCGTAACAACAACCAGAAGTATATCAACACCATGGTTCAAGAGTTTGAAATGCGTCGTCGCGCTTCAGAGTTTGCTCGTGCGCAGACTTCTAAGACTGGTCGTCTTGATGTTGACCGTGTTTGGGCACACAAGATCAGCGAAGATCTGTTCGCTCGCAATACAGTTGTTCCTAATGGTAAAAACCATGGTATGCTTTTGTTCCTAGACATGTCTGGTTCCATGGCAGGAAACATGCGTGGTACGATTGAACAGTTGGTTACGCTCATGATGTTCTGCCGCAAGGTTCGTATCCCGTTTGAAGTATATGGTTTCACCAACAATGGTGTTGTCAATGACAAGTATTCCAAGTCTGATGTCATGCGTGCAAATCGTGCTAATGACACGGTTTCATCTGGCAAGGAACTTGAAATTGGTGACAGTTCGTTCAATCTGTTGCAGTTTGTTTCCGATAACTGTTCAGTCGCTAAATTCAATGAAGTAGTTCGCACTCTTCTTATGTGCGCTAAGGGATATGACTATACTGCTCGTCCTTCTCGTCACGCTGAAACATTCGTTCGCAATTCTCATATCATGGGTCTTGCTTCGACTCCTCTCGAAGAATCAATCATGGTTGCTCGTTCGATTGCTGACAAGTTCCGTGCTAAAAATCGTGTAGAAGTTCTCAATACTGTGTTCCTCACCGATGGTGATGGCGATAACAATATCACTGTCGGCGGCCGTTATGGTTCGCACCATATCAATATCACAGATGCAAGTACCAATGCTTCGGTGACAGTTAAGTATAATGATGAAGTTTATCGCACTCAACTACAAGTTGCTCTTCTAGAACTCTACAAGAAGGCAACTGGTTCGCGTGTTATCAACTTCTTCATCGCTCCTTACAATCCTAAGTGGGCAGCAAAACGTATGTATGGCGGCGCTGCAGATTTCGACACCAAGTGGAAGAATGAATGGAAGCAAAAGTTTTTCCATGTCACAAAATCGTTTGGATTTGATGATCGCTTTTTGATTCCTGGTGGTAGCGATTTGACTATCGGTGAAGATGTTTTTGAATCCAACAGCAACGACCCGAAAGATCTTCGTCGGGCATTTAAGAAGTTCCAAAATACCAAGCAGACCAACCGAGTTCTGCTGAACAAGATGATCCAAGCAGTCGCATAAAATTATTTACCCCGAAAAGAAAATAAGGGCTTGACTTTTATCTCGTTTCGGGGTAGAATGAAATATAATGATTGATAAGGAAAATTTTATTATGGTTGATTTCCCCTCTGAACTTGAAACTCTCGTCCTCTGCTCGTGGTCGCGTGATGAAAATGGCGTCCTTCGTGCTGAATATCCTAACGGTGCTGGGTTCATGCTTCTTCGTAATGAAACCGTTGAATACTGGGAAGTCTGCTCTGATGGTTCGTTCGTTCTGGTTGAGTGGCGCGAGTTGATTATTTCTAAATAATAGGCTTGACTTTTATACCGTTTTAAGGTATATTGAATATATTAAATGATGATGATGTGAGGAAATGTTTATGATGAATCGTGATGCTTTGGTTGAGTTCCTTTCCGACAACAACACCAACAATGGTGTTTTTCGCAAGCGTGAAGTTGTCGCCGCTGCCGAGTCTCTTGGGATGAAGTATCCTGGTTGGATTTTTCAGCGCGATCGTATGATTAAGCGTGGTACGTATGACCTGTCTCCTTTGATGGTAGGTGTTAACTCGACTGTCGTTCAACTCCCTGTTGCTGCTCCTAAGATGGTTATCCAACCGAAGTTGCAGACAGTGATCGAGAACCTTGTTCCGCACGTTGATCCGACCTATGTTCCCTTTGGTTTCTACAACGATCTTCGGAAGGTTGTGAAGTCGAACAACTTCTACCCAACGTTCATCTCTGGTCTGTCGGGTAACGGTAAGACCACCATGATTGAGCAGGTCTGTGCCAAGTTGAAGCGTGAATGCATGCGTGTTAACATCTCCATCGAAACTGATGAAGACGATCTGATTGGTGGTAATACCCTCGTCGACGGTAACGTTGTTTATCGTGAAGGTCCAGTTCTCACTGCCATGAAGCGTGGTGCTATTCTCATCCTTGACGAAATCGACCGTGGTTCGAACAAGATGATGTGTCTTCAAGCAATCCTTGAAGGTAAACCATACTTCAATAAGAAAACTGGCGAAACAGTTTACCCCAAGGCAGGGTTCAACGTTATCGCTACGGCGAACACCAAGGGTCGTGGTTCTGACGATGGTAAGTTTATGTCTGCCCAGATTCTTGACGATGCGTTCCTTGAGCGTTTCGCCATCACTGTTGAGCAGGAATATCCTTCGCTGAAGATTGAGAAGCAGATTATCCTCAACAAGATGGAAAAGGTCAATAAAGTTGATGATGAATTTGCTGACAAGTTGGTGACTTGGGCAGATATTATCCGTAAGACTTTCTATGAAGGTGGCGTTGAAGAACTCATCTCGACTCGTCGTCTTGAGCATATCGTCAATGCTTTTGCCATGTTCGGTTCGCGTGCTAAGGCAATCGAACTCTGCGTCAATCGCTTCGATGCTGACACCAAGTCCGCCTTCCTAGACCTTTATAAGAAAGTCGACAGTGATGCGATGCCAGATGATGGTGTGAATGAAGACGCATACTTCCAGTCCGTTAATGAAGAAGTTCCATTCTAAGGAGAACACATGACAATCGAATACAAGTATAATGAGGGTGATCTCCTTCGGGAGATTACCCAGTATATTGATGCCACCTATGGTGAGCATTACTCGCAGAATCAATATCAAGCAACCGAGTTTATTATTGACGGTGGGCATGGTATTGGTTTCACTGTAGGCAATATCCTGAAATATGCCCAACGCTATGGTCACAAAGGAACACCTGCAGACTGGCGCAAGGATTTGTTGAAAGTTATTCACTATGCAATCATTGCGATGCATGTGCACGACAAGGAACAACAGACTAGTATACCCGATTCGTTTGAAAAAGTCAATAGTAAAACTTACGAATTGAAGACCTCGTTGTCGCTTTCAGATACTATTAATTTCAGACCAGAATATGCGACTGCTTTCAACTGGCAGGATTATAACATGGGAACCACTTCTCTATTGACTTCTGACACTATTCCAGGTATAATTGAATTTACTGAAACAAACAGTAAGAAAACTAACAAGAAGAAAGACTAATATATTATGAAGATTTCATCCGATACTCTTGCACTTCTAAAGAACTTTGCAAGCATTAATACCAACATCCTTGTTCGTCAGGGTAATGTTCTTTCCACTGTCAGTGCAGGTAAGAATATCCTCTCTCGTGCAACAGTTGCCGAAACGTTTGACCGTGAGTTTGCGGTGTATGACTTGAACAACTTCCTTGCGTTGCTGAGTCTCTGGGAAAACCCTGAGATTGACTTCGAAGAAACAGGTATGTTCCTTCGTGAAGGTAAGTCTGAGTTTGAGTATGGTTATGCTGATCCCAGCGTAGTTACTGCTGCTCCGGACAAGACTCTCGAGATTGATCCATTCTTCGACTTCACCCTGACTGCTGCTGATATCAGCATGGTGCAGAAGGCAGCGAACGTTCTCTCGGCACCAACCATGAGCATTGTATCTAAGGATGGCAAGGTGACATTGAGTGTCAGCGACCCAAGCAATCCACGTGCGAATGCGTATCGTAAGGAACTGACTACAACTGATGTTGGTGACTTTGATTGTCGACTAAAGGTTGAGAATCTGAAGGTGATCACAGATGATTACGCTGTTTCTCTTGGTCGTAAGAAAGCAATGCACTTTAAGCATGCAACCAAGAACCTTGAGTATTGGTTGGCAATGGAACCATCGTCAGTAGTTTAATTGGAGATTTAATATGAACAAGTTAGAAATTTCGTTCAGTTCGCGTGTACCTTATAACAACGATGATGAACATCTTAATCGCTCGACGAGTATGGATTTTGACTTAGATCTGAGTAACCCAGAAGAAGTTGTCCGCCAGTTTAATAAGTTTCTGCGCCTGAATGACATTGACATTATTGTATCTGGGGTGGAATGAAAGTATTAATTACTGGATGGGAAGGTTTTATCGGGCGGAATGCTTTACGCATTCTGTCCGACTCCTTTGATATGATCCCGTACGAAGGCGATATTCGAGAGTTTAAAATCTCAGAATATTATGGAGCAGTGCTTCACCTTGCCGCACTAGCAGGTGTGCGCAAAAGTTGGTTGGACCCTGTTGAATATTGGGACGTGAATGTTAAAGGATCGATGCAAGTCTTTTCGGAATGCGAACGTCTCAATCTTCGATGTGTTTATGCTTCTTCGTCATCAATCTATGAGTGGTGGCAGAATCCATATGCTACTACCAAGAAAGCAATGGAAGAAATTGCTCCAAAATGTTCAGTAGGAATGCGCTTTCACACTGTCTATGGACCTGACTCCCGTCCCGATATGTTCTATGATATGATGCTCAATAACAAAGTTGAGTATCTTACTGATCATAAACGTGACTGGACTCATGTTGAAGATGTTGTTTCAGCGATAAGAATTCTATTGACAGATACCCGTATTCAGGGTAAGATGGATATTGGGACGGGTAATCCTGTCTCTGTTGTTGATGTTGCTCGTGAATTTGGATATCGTGATGTCCCTATTCGTGAAGTAACTGGTGAACGAATTGTCACACACGCTGACAATTCACAATTGAGAAACTTGGGATGGACTCCCGAGTATAACATAATGGAAGAAGTGAAAAATGAACGCATCAAAAGAACAGTTCCTTTGGGTTGAAAAGTATCGTCCTCGTAAACTTGATGATTGTATTCTCCCCGATGATCAACTAAAGACATTTCGCGAGTTTGTCGCGACTGGTGAAATTCCTAACATGCTTCTCTGCGGTTCAGCAGGTGTTGGTAAGACTACGATTGCTCGAGCGATTTGCGAAGAACTTGGTTGTGATTATATTATCATCAACGGTTCTGAAGAATCAGGTATTGATGTTCTCCGCACCAAGATTCGAGAGTTCGCTTCATCAGTTTCCTTTGGGGGTAAGACCAAGGTAGTCATCCTTGATGAGGCAGACTATCTAAATCCAAACTCTACTCAACCAGCGTTGCGTGCATTCATTGAAGAGTTCGCAAACAACTGTCGGTTTATCTTCACTTGTAACTTTAAGAACCGAATCATTGCTCCTCTTCACAGTCGGACTGCTGTCATCGAATTTAAGTTGACCAAGGCAGATCGTCCGAAGATGGCAGGTCGTTTCATGAAACGTCTGTCTGACATCCTTGCTACTGAGAATGTCTCATTCGATGAGAAGGTTGTTGCCGAGGTTCTTAAGAAACACTTCCCTGACTATCGCCGTGTCCTAAACGAACTACAACGGTACAGTGTGTCTGGAACTATTGATGAAGGTATCCTCGTCAATATTCAAGAAATCAACATGAAAGAACTTGTTGCCTCGTTGAAGAGCAAAGACTTTAAGAAGATGCGTAACTGGGTGGTCGATAACATTGACAATGACCCAAATCTTATCTTTCGTAAAATCTATGATACCATTCTTGATGAAGTCAAGTATCCTTCGCAGTTGGTTCTCCTGCTTGCAGATTATCAGTATAAGGCAGCGTTTGCTGCTAATCCTGAGATCAATCTGGTTGCTTGCCTTGCTGAAATCATGGCAGGGATGGAGTGGAAATAATGGACGGAGTACTCGATGGTTTGGGTGCTCCAAAAGTTGAATATGATGCTGAGGAGTACAAAGAAAAGAAGAAGGGTATATCTCCCTTCGACTTCATTAAAGATATAAACTATGAAAAGAAGAATCTAATTGTTGATGATTGGTCTGAGAAACAGTACAATCCTTGGATCATTAATCGTGGGTTGACATTCAGTATTGACACTGTCCACCCTGCAAATGAAATGAACTGCCGTTCCCATCTCGATAAGAGCATGCAAAACATGTATCTTATAAATACTATTCGCGCTAGAAAACGTTTTGACAAATGGATCAAAATCGAAGATGATGCCGAAGTGGAGATGGTGAAAGAGTATTATGG